ACGGTCTTCCAGCAGATTCTCGCTACAATTACACGTAATAGTAAACTATCTGATAAAATCGACCGATTGGAGAAGGACTTGGAAGATAAGGATAAACGTTTGAGTGGCGGCGGCGGTAGCGGCGAAGAAAAGAAGGGAAAGGCGAAAGAGGTGAATATGGATAAGATAGACCCCGAGGTCCATAAAATGTATAAAGAAATCGAGGATTTAAGAAGTCAGATAAGTTATGTTTCATTGGAATCTATCTATATTCCTAATTCGAAAGCGCATCAGGGGAAATGGATACCGAAAGAATTAGCAAAGCAGATTGAGGCGGCGAGACCATATATGCCGATGATTGGTGAACAAACAGTGAAGGATATTATGGGACTCGCAATCGAAAATTCGCTCAAGGTTTTGCTTCTATTGGGAATTGGTCTTTTCGTAGAAACGCCGAATCCGCGGTATTTAGAAGTCATGAAGGAATTGGCGGATACACAACAATTATATTTGATTATTGCCAATTCGGATTATATCTATGGGACAAATTATCAGTTCTGCCATCAATTCTTGGCGAAAGATTTAGTGAATATGACGCAACAGAAGATTATACAGGCATGGGGGCGCGTAGCCCGCGGCGATATCCAACATACGTATACGGTTCGGGTACGGGATGATGCGTTGATTTTGAAGGCTTTCCAGAAACCCGCGGAGAATATCGAGGCGCAAAATATGTCGCGACTCTTTTGTAGTTAGAATAGTGAATAAAATAGAATAAAATATAATGTTATTATATATTTGATATGGATGCTCCAGAAAATAGTGTCAGTGATGTGGCTACTCCAGAAAATAGTGTCAAAGATGTGGCTACTACAGTAAAAAGTGTCAGAGATGTTACAAAATTAGGTGAAGAAGAACATATTTTATTATGCATTTCAGATTTAGAAGGGTGTCAGGATTCGCCTGTTTTATGTAGTACAAATACTTTTGATGCAATTGAAACATTAATGGAAAGTTATCAAAATTTACAAGTAGCTTTTTTAGGTGATTATTTCGATCAAGGACCACACATTGTTTCTACAATTAATGGAATTATGAAATTAAAAAATAGTAATAAAGATAAAATTCATATTATTTTGGGTAATCGTGATGTAAATAAAATGCGTATTGCAGTTGAAGAAGAGACTATGATGGTTAAACCAGAAATAGTATGGTCTGTTTGGAAAAAATTTTTTAATTTATATAATGAAGATGTAGAAGATAAATTTGAAAGAACAAAAATATTCTTAAAAGATACATATGGTGCTGGATTATTATTACAACGTCTAAATTCAAATGGAGAAGAAATAAATAAAGAAGAAATAGAAAGAAAAGGATTAGATATTATGTGTTCTATTTTTTCTAAAATGAGGAAAAATGTTGTCAATGATGACGAAAGTTTTGTAAATAATTGTAGAAATTTTTTTAAAGCAGGAAAATTAATAGAAAAAATTGAAGTAGGTTCAACAAATGTTCTTGTTTCTCATGCCGGTACTTATAATTTAAATATGTTTAAAGTCAAATCAAGCCTAGCAATTGATGATGTTGTAGGATTTAAAGCGGAAACATATTTTAATGATATGGAAAACGTTAGACGAGCATTATCTTCTACAATATTAGATGGAGACCTAAATTTGGATGAAGCAATTAAATTTTATAATGATACTTTGTCAAAGGTTGTTACTGCTATGACTTCGGATAAAACTCCATTAACTGTATTTGATGATGTTGAAATATATAAAAAGTATTTGTTATTACAAGCAATGGGTTTAAAACCTGATCCTAATACAGAAAGTTTTATATCACCAATTGATTCATGTGGATTGTATGGATGTAATAATGTAAAACCAATGGTTGTTGGATTTGCAGGTTTTTTAAAAGAAAATGAAATAAGTGTTATCGCACACGGTCATATACCTCATTGTTGCACTGTGCCTTTAATCCATAGTGAAGAAGGTATTGGGTTTTTATCTTGCGATACATCAAATGGTAATCGGCCTAAGAAATGTGATGATACTTTAATGGAATTGAAACATGTACCTCTTGGGTATATTAAAAATGAAAGTGATAATTCATTTGCAATCGGTATAACATCTATTAATGAAAATATATTAACTAACGAAGATACAATTGCATGTAATAATCGTAATGGTGTTGGAAGACTTATTCCGGATAATGAAAATGGCATGATTGGTGAATTTAAATCAAATTACTTGCCTGTAATTGATAGTAATGATAGAAGCAAAATAGTTTATAATAATGGTATATTTTTATTCAAAAATGGTTATAATCCTTCTACATGGATCACTAAGAGTGGTGATGTATTTGCTTCAATGCGTCTTGGTACTACAAACGTATTTGATGGCGGCAAACGAAAAACCCGTAAAAATAGAAAACAAAAAACCAAAAAGCGCAAGGCAAAGAAAGCCAAGCGTAGAACCCGTAAATAAATCAAATGAAGTCATATAAAATAATTATTCTATATGACTCTAACGGCGTCTGCTCCTATGCTTCTTCGTTTTGTTCCCTTTTTTTTTACGTCTACCTGCTATTTTGGTTAAATGCTTTAGTAGCCTTGGAGATATAGGTTGAAGTAATTTTTTATCATCAATTCGGGGCTTATGTATCCATGCATGTCTATCAAATAGAATATTATTAGCATTCATCACTTTGTTTAAAATTTTTGCTGTATAATTTTTACCAGTATTTCTTCTTGTTTCTGCTTTTTTAATGTTTTCTTCTTCTTCTGCTTTTCTCCTTTTAGATATTCGCTGACTCGGTTCCCTAGTAGGTAGTTCCCTAGTAGGTAGTTCCCTAGTAGGTCCTTGTAATGAATGCCTTCTAGATTTTCTTTCTGTGACTGGTTCTACTGTGTCTGGCATATGTAATATACATATATATGATTTACGTCCGATTACAGTCCATTCAAATGTGATACAATGAATGGATTTCCCTTCAACTGCGTCATGATATCGGGATTCGTGCGGTCCAAGTTGATACCGTCATATAGATTATTCATTCCAGACGATGGGTTCCCCATCGTCGCCATCGATGGTGCCTGATATGGCATTTGAGAACCTACTTCGCGTCTCATACGCATATCCCTCTCTCTCGTATCTTTCGACACTTGATTTATTTGACCATTCAATAGGGACATTCCCCCCTGTGGCGTATAACTCGCTAAATTCGCATCTTTAAGACCGTTCGATGTCTGTTTATATTCCGCGTCATAAGGACGGGGCTGGCGCCCGCGTTCGCCAGCGCTGGAACCACCCGCATAATAGAAATCATCCGTCGTCATTCGATTATTCTCTATAGGAGTCTGCGTGGCCACTTTATAGCCGCCACCTAATTGATTCGCATTGATATAGAGGTGCCCCTTGCTATTCTCTGTCGTCTCGCGTATTGTCGTGGGTGCTCGGTCCGCTGGATTGAAAATATAGGATTGGGATACTGTGGTACTAGGGTTCTGATAGGGTCTCAAAGTTCCAATCGTATTTTCTCTACGTGACGGTCTTAACATATCGAGGAGGGGGGCTATCGCCGCGCCCATGGCGCCACCTACCGCGCCAAAATAACCGCCGTTAGTGGGGTTCTGTGTACGATTATTGGGGTAGGCGACTTGGCCTTGCATTCCATAATCGCCGTTGGCCGCCCCCGTTTGGGCGAATGCGGGTCCTATAGGAACTGGTCCTAAATCTATATGCTTCGATGGAACATATTCGCCGTCAATAAGCTGACTCGCCGTGTTATTTGCACCGCCGCCCATATACCCCCGTAGCGTATCTGGTCTGGCTAAATCCTTCTCTATGGTAATTGCGCGGCTAGTAGGGGCCGTCTCCATTCCCCCTGTAAAGAACCCCTCTCTTGAACCCTCGCGGCCACCACGTGTAAACATCTGGTCATCACTCGTGATAAACGAGCGCTCTACACGATTTTTTTCTACGCGGCCAATCATATCAGCAGAAGCCAAATTGGGGATATAACTAATAGCGGGACCTTCGTGACCATATAGCCCGATTCCACCGGCCTTGGGTTTATTCGCCACACGTAATTCGTCTACATTTTTCTCGCGATATAAATCTCGGGCATTTAGACCAGAATTGAATCCCCCCATACCTTCTGTCCCATAGCCTAGACCTAATCCGGGACCCACTTTTTCATCTTGGAATGGTTTGACATTTGCCATGGATGTGCTGGGATTAATTCGAGAACGTATAAAATCTGAATTATCTGGCATGCCATGCGCCCATTGGTAGTTATCACTGGGCGAAAAAAGCGGTGCGCGTTCTGTTTTCTGGAAGATTTGAGAACCGGCACCTGTATAATTATCCATAATACTCTCTGTGGCATTCGCGTCTGTGCGGTTGGTTCTCAATTTACTCCCGAAAAAGGGAACCATATTATTATGGGTAAAATAGGAGGAATCGACTTGATTCCCCGCCATAGACGTATATTTCGTATTTGATAATATAGAATTCGTATTGCCCATGCCCTGATTAATCGAAGTATTTTGCATAGCACCTGTGTTCAAAACAGAACTATTGACATTAGGATTGAAAAAACGGTCAGTATAGACCTGTGGACTGTCAAATAGATTTACTGTGGATAACTTGGCTGTCAAATCTGTTTCTATATTATTGACGTTATTCTGGGGATATTCAGCGGGATAATTTCTGTCAGGAATATCTACATTGGGGAGTTCAGAACGTCCTACGAAACCGTCTTTTCTGCCGTTTTGTTTACTAGATTGGTTTGAAATAATATATAACCCGCCTAATGCGACTAAAGGTATTGCTAATTCCATTATAATAATATATATATTATTATAAAGTTTTTCTATTCTATGTCTGAAATAATATATAGATAAATATACAAATATTAGAGAATAGAAGAATAAAAAAGTGTAAAATCACAATATTATTCTATTTTACACAAAACGGTTAATCCGTTATTATTATAAAAACGTTCTTTTAACGCCCATTCCCGATTTTCATTTAAAAATTCTTCGACTGCTGGCCATAATCCCTGATTTATTTCTTCTATTGGAAAACCAGTTATTTTTGATTGTTCCGATGCATTCATATTTTGTCTTATTGTCTCTCCTTCCCATTCATCTACAGTTGTATCATGCATAATAATATATTTATTTGTTAATGGTGCAAATTTATTTAATTCACGTTTTAATTGTGCATATACATGCCAAGTATCTATAAAAGTCAAATCATATGTTTGTTTAAGTTCTAATTCTAAATTATTTCTCCATTCATATTCGATATTAATTGGTAAATCTTTTGAAACAAACAACAATTCAGTAATATTGCATACGTTAATGTCATTCATAAATAATGTTTTGTCAACTGAATTATTATTCATTAATCCATGCAGAAATGCCCAGCTGCTAATACATCCGCGAACTCCAGTTTCAAATATACTTTTGCATTCAGATGCATATTTAGATAATATAGGAAGGTGTTCATTAATATCTGAAGATGTTGTTGAAAGAGAATTAAAATTGTCTCGAATAATTTCCATATATTTAATTTTCTTTATTTCTTTATTTCTTTATTTCTTTATTTCTTTATTTCTTTATTTCTTTATTTCTTTATTTTCGCATCGTTTTATTTTTTTTATATGACAATTTTTTCACCGTTTTTCCTTTATCCCCTTGTGGCACAGTATGCGCCGGTATTTTCTTCAGCTTGAATTCGGTCATACCCGATTTCCTCGTCATAATCTCGCCATATAATGGAAAATCTTTTTTCAATGATTTGCTGACTTCTAACATAGGTTTGAATCGCTCTTCGAATGTACCTAAACCGCCCGATGACCCGTAATATTTTGTTTCGAATCCAACTTTATTAAATCTCAATACGATTCCATCGTGGATGAAATATCGTAAAGTCGCTTCTACATCATCTTTTTGATGAGTTTTTACACTCGTAGATAGTTCGATGGCTTTCAAATGGGGGCGATTGATATATCCATGAAAAGCACCCACAATAAAATTCAAACAGGTCGTCATATCCTTCTGCCCTTTACGGAAAAAAGGATTATATACAGGATAAACACCCCAGATAAACGCCTTTTGTTTTCTACATTCAGCGAATGCATCTTTGATAAAGGCATCCAGCGTCTTATATTTCGACATTTTGAGGTCTACTGATTTTATATCGTCATCGAAAGAGACGATATTTTTACCTTCGGGCCATTGATGGCTAATGAATTTCCTCTGTTGGATAATACCCTTTACTCCTATAACTATTTTATGATAGAGAGTCTTATCGAGAACTTTACCATATTCGTCGTATTCCTCTTTATTTGCCACATAGATGAATATTTTCGATTTCTCAATTCCATTCTTTTTCAACATGGCCAGCGTTTTATCATTACATGTTTGCGGCCGTTTATAACTCGGTATACAAATCACATATGACATTTCCTATATATTGAAACTAGAAATTTATGCTAATGCCGTTCGACAGATAGGACATGTATTCATAACCCTTTTCCATTCTTGTTCGCACGAGAGACAGAAATTATGCATACATGGCGTATATCGCGCGTTTTCGGTTAAACATACACAACATTCTTTTTCTATGTCTATGTCTATGTCTACATGATGGGGATTTTCTTTATGTACTATAGGATAATCGCGAATGGGTTCTCGCGACCTCTGTGAAATTTGTCCTATAGGATAATCGCGAATGGGTTCTTCTTGTCGAGACCTACGTCTTATTCGCTGTATTCTCTCTACATTTTCCGCGGTATTCATATATCCAAACCCTTTCCCACTACAGCATATACAAGTTATATATGACCAACCGAACTGGTTAATAAAAGATTCACATAATTCCACTGTTTCAAAATGAATATAATCTTTACTAAAGTTGTACATGAATTCGTATGCTTTATTATAATGTATATAAATTTTACGCGTGAATTCCCCCCCCCCTTCTATGGTTCTCAAAAGAACAACGCGGTATGTCATATAGAAATATTTCTATATGACCTTCTTTATGATATTTATTTTTTATGACATTTATTATCTCGGCATCGGCGAGACCCCTTTTTACATCGGCCATGTTTATCCTTTTTCCTATATGTTTTCTTCTTATAACACTTTTTATTTACGCATTTACGTGTGCCTCTCTTGCATTTTGTCGACATCTTTATATCCTATAGATAGATTTTATTTCATAGAAACGATAGGTATAGTCGGCTGATAATAATCTTTCTCTAAAATACGGGTTTGAATATTATTCGGAAATCGAACCTCCGTATTGGCTTGGGGATTAACCCACGGCTGTTCCCAACGGTCTATTGGTATATTACGGAAAGTCCATGCGGGGCATGAAGCGCGAGA